GCAACTAAGGCCCGTCGTGAATTTGAGGATACGCTTGAAGAAGTAGGAGAATTACTACAAAGTGGTAAGAATCCGAAAGGTCTGATAGAAGAAATTCGAGAGAGAATAAATCAGGCTACGGATGTTGAGACTGCTCTAAGGAATCTGAGTGACGTGCGTGCGCATGTAGACTCAACTACAGGTAGAGAAAAGGCTATATTCGAAAATCTGTATAATGATGCACATCAAAAATACTATGAGAGAATTAGGGTAATGGACCCTGATGCTAATATGCCTCTTGGGGATATGGTAATTAAACTACGTCGGTTGTCCAAACAAAGAGGACCACAAGCTGGTAAAGATCTAGATAAATTGACTGCTACATTTGAAAGAAGAATTAAAGAAGAAACTAGTCTATCGATGGCTAAACTTAGCTTCGATGAGATGGATACGCGTGTAGAAGCCATGTATGATAGAGATGGCAATCTATATAAGAGCCACGATGAATTTGAAGAACAGTTGGTTCTTTCATTACGTGATATTGCTAGAGAGAAATACTTTGAATTAAGGGCTAAAGATGAAGCTAAAAATATGCCCAATTCTATCAAATTCAATGAGGGAGATACAGATAAGTTCAGTAGACAACTACTAGAATCATTAGGTCAGGGTAGAGCATATACACGCGGTCAGTTAGACCTTCCATTAGGTGAAATCAATACTGGTAAGATAGATGTATTCAGTACTAAGACTGGAGATTTAGTCCAATCATTCGATAGTGTTGGTGCGGCTGAAGATTTTATCAATCATCATCCTCAAGGTAAAAATCTGGATTGGGCACCACATGATCCATCTCTTAATAAAGTATCGGGGGCACCACTAGAAGATCAGACTCTATTGGATGCCATGTACAATAGGAAGCGTCAACAGGATCTACCTGGAATTGTGTCCCGTAGTGGTGTCAAGGCGAAGCCGGAGACTATCGTAATTCCGGGTATTAGAGGTGGATCAGGAGAGGGTGAAAAGCCTATTCATCCGAGTCGTATCGTTGAAAAAGGGCATCCAGTAATCAACCTATTCCGTAAGAACATGAAGACTGTAGATAACTATGATGATACACGATTCATTCTACCTGATGGTACACGTCTTCGCTATAAGACAGGACTGAGCCACGGAGAGGGTGCAAAGAATATAGGTGCTAACTTAAAGAAGGCTATTAAGGAAGGCATAATTCGTTTCACTTCAGGTGGTCACTCTGAAATTGGAGCACCTATAACACATGCTCAGGCTGATCATTTAGCTGATTCACTTAATTTTAATCCAGATAAATTTGCGACTATGTATATAGATGTACATAAGCCAAATGATTCTGGAATACATACACTACGATTCCATAAAGAGGATGATATTACTGGAGAATCTATTCGTGAAAGAGTGAATTCCATACTTGGTGGTAGAAACTTTGATCTAAAGAGGTTTTTCTCTGATGAAACTGGTGCAATACCTGTAGCGGATATGGCTCCCGGTGCTATGTGGAAGCAAGCTAAACAAATGATGGGATGGGGTCAGGGTGAAAGAACACCACCTAGAAAGAAAGACGATCCACCTAATCTATTGAGAGAGGCATTAGCCGTACCTACTGGTGCTACTACTATGTTAGACGCATCTGCTCCGGGTAGGCAGGGTTTAGCATTGATGTATACACCTCAATTCAGGCGTGCTCTAGTAGCTATGGTCAGGGGAGCTAGTTATAGTCAATTCAAGCAGATAGATGCAGAGTTGAGATCTAAAGACATAATGCGTCCTCGATTCAATGAGGAAACCGGCGCGGTACGTAAATCATTCGGTGAAGAAGAAATGAAGCTGAAGATGTTCAAGCCCGCATCTGAAGCTCCGATTGGTCAGAGAGCAGAAGCTACAGCTAGTCGATGGTTGGAACAGATACCTCTACTAGGTATGCCTATTCGTGCTACGAACCGAATGTTCATCACATTCCTGAATCATCTGAATGTGAATAGAGCTGAATTCCTAGTCAATCGTGCTAGGGATATGTCGATTAAAGCACTCGATACGGGTTCAGCTCCGATGCCGGGTATCATGGGTAGTTTTGGATTCACTAAGAAGTATGGAGTGGAGGAAGCTCTGAATCTCAATCCATATCATAATACTAAACTAGCTAGAGAGATAGGTGACTTCGTTAATACAGCTACAGGTCATGGACCTCTACGTACTCACGTACTTCCATTTAAGGGAGCCGAACTGAGTCTAGAGAGTGCTGCTGATGCATTGAATATGGCGATGTTCTCACCTGGCCTATTCATGTCAAGAGTGAGGATGCTCAATCCGAATACGTACATTATGGCTAGTCCGAGTGTGCGTAAGGAATATCTTAAATCAGCTATATCGATGGGTGTAGCATGGTATGCATTCACCGAGATGGCTAAGATGGCTGGTGGAGATGAAGTTACTGTAAACAATGATTATACTAATGCGGACTTCGGTAAGGTTAGAATAGGTAATACACGATTAGATCCTGGTGGTGGGTTCCTTCAGTTCCTAGTCCAGATAGGTAGGTTCATTGAAGGTGGATCTACATCATCTGCTAATCAGCAGTTTCAAAAATTCGGTGAGGGATTCCGTGCTGAGACTCAACTGAGTAATGCTCAGAGATTCATGTCAAATAAACTGAATCCGGCAGCTAAGTTCGCATATGATCTATTGAATCAGTCTGAGTACAATCCGTTTCATGTGTATGATAGGACTGCTCAGTTGTTCGTACCACTCATAGCTCAAGATGCTATTGAGTTGTATCATGAGAACCCAGACCTAATGCCGTGGATGGCTCCAGTAGCACTAGGTATGGGTACTCAAACTTACAGTAAGGGTGAATCTGTAGGTAAACTCATCGCACCTGAGAACGATTGGTTAGCAGGTGGTGGTGGTGTAGAAGACCTCATGCGGACGGAGGATTATCGGTAATAACTCCACCATCTATTCTAGTGACGTTACGTGCGCGTAAGCCCTTGTCAGTAGAAGCAGGTTCAAATGTAACCTTAATGACCTGCTTCTTCTCCAAGTCTACTACTAGATCATCATAGAACCCATTGAAGTCAGTACGATGAAAGAAGTAATCCTGCTTATCTTCTCCTGTGACAAATCCGAATGACTTCATAGTTACCACTCTAGTTACCACTCCATTCATTTGTACTCTCCTTCGATGTAATCCGTCGGTCTAGGCTTCTTACATTCCCACTTAGCACACTGTTTATTACGTCCGAAATTTGTTAGTCCACATGTACACTTCCAGTTAGGACAGTCCAGAAATTTCCTTATACGCTCATGCATATCAGGTGCGTATCTTTCATACAATGCTACAACTGGATCTGGTTCTTCATATTTAGGTATAGGAATTATCATTTTAATTCCTGTCTTGGTTGTAGTTTATTCAGATAGTAATCAGTTTGCATCCAGTGAAACATACACATGTATCGCTTGAACCATTCGCGCTCAGGTTCATTCTCCCCTCTATAAATTACTTCACAGTTACATTTGTCCGAGCATATAGGACAATCTTCACTTGCGTGAATCCATTGAGGATGTAATGAACAACTCATCTGTTTTTACCTGAGAATAATCTCCTGTATGCCTGGACTTCATTGTCAGGCATGACGTAGATAATCTGATTACCTATCGATTCAGTTTTGATTGTGCCAGCCTGATCAAAAGACATCATTATCTCATCTAATTCATCTGCTCCTTTGAAGTGTGCCCACATTCGTTTCAGCAGCATAGCACGGCTAATCTGGTGAGTCTCACGTCCAAGTAGTTCCTCTATAATCAATCCCTTGAATGATTTAGAGTCAGACAGACCCTTCTTTCCGTGTGTCATTTGCCTTACATTCCCTACTAACTTCTCACAATACGCGATAGCCAGTCTCATAGATTCTTCATCTATATACAACTCTGGTGAGCGCGCAAGTGACAGTAACATCGCTACCTTTAGAACAGAATCACCGAATCGATTCAATGTGCCAGTGTCATCTCGTAAGTCCTGTGTCAGAACTGTATCGAGGAAGTTCTCATACCATAGTTGATAGTGTAACCCCGCATCACAGAAGTAGTTAGTTTCACCTGTAACATGTTCGATGTGGGGTATCTTACAGTATTCGTCTGGTTCACTGAGTGCGAGTGGTCTGAATGGACCTACTAATTTGGACAGGGTTTTTAGGTAGTCAATTAGCTCTACATATTTAGGTGGATTCGTCAGTGGTACCAGTAAGCTGTTACCACGATTCCGCTTATTCTCCGATACCACAAATGTACGAGCAAAGTATCCACCGTGTATGTCTTTTTTCCCAAAGAAGTCATTCGAGTGCGCTTCATTTGTAGCCGTGAGCATTGTAATAGTCGGGTCCTTTAGATTGAACTGTTCCATCTTTAGTAGAGAACGCCACTCACCTATATTGTATTGACGGTCATATAGGTCTGTCAATATATCTGTGGCTACCTTATCCTCTACTATTGAACTGGTCAATTCTGAAGAACAAATGAACGCGACTGATTTGTTGATTACTTTACCACCCGGCTGGGTCTGTGCGGTACCTAATTCTTTGAGTATGCCCTGAATAGAGCTACGCCCTGAGATGATACGCGTTCCACCTACGCCTCTCACGAGCTGTTTCGCCATCGATATAGGCGGACCTTTCTTTAGGCCCGATTCCGCATGGAACATCACATAGATGTTAGGGTAAAGATTATATATCTGTCTATTTAACCATATATTATCCTTTACTACAGCGGAGATGGCCGCCAAACCGCCCCAAAGCCAGAAATTAGTTGGTGACTCTAGTTCATTGTGCTGACTCAGTAATTTCTCTAGCCAATTCATTCTTCCCCTCAGAACGGTATATCGTCATCCTTAGCTATCGTATGACTGATAGCTTCATCTCTTTTACGAAACATTTCATCACGTACTTCTTCATCAGTAACCGTGAATTGCTCAGTTATAGTGAGTGGACGCGTATCCAATACAACAGGAGGTGGAACTATAATAGGTCTATCTGATTTGAATTTGTGTAAGTCCTTATAGTTCTCACCCACTTCCACGTCACAAGGTATTTTCAAGTAACGTCTAGGAAGGGAGCAAGTCTTAAAATTGATAGGTCTTTCCATCTCTTTCTTCGCTATAATGATGAAGTCTTCGACATACTCCTTTCGCACGCTGAACAGAAGTGCATCATGTGCCTCAAGAATAATTTTCGCTTCTTTGAATTGTTTCTTAATTCTAATACCAGCCGCTTTGGTATTATCAGTGACGGCTCGTTGTGGTAGATACGCAAGAGCCTCTCTGAACAGATCATCTCCCCACCGTTCATAGAATATACGTACACCACCTCGTTCAGAATCGATTCCCCAAGGTAAGGGGGCTGTAAGTTTTCTGGACTCTTTAAGGCATTGGATGACTTCGGCATGGAATACCCTCTGTATTTTAGGCTGTTTCTGATGGAAGATTTTTAAGGCTCTATCAGCTTTAGCCTCATCTATTGTGATTGGGATTTTGTATTTGCGCGCTTGTGTGTTGAGTTCTGTAGCTGCTCTACGCGCGCCCGCTCCAAGATGCCCCGCATGGCGTAAAGTCTTCCCTGCGAATCGTATTGGCGATTCGTATCCCAGTACCTTCTTGGAATAGTCAGCCTCTTGACCACCGAAAAACCAGCTCGCAGTAAGTGCGTGATAGTCATGTTTATCTATGTCCTCTAATGCTTGTTCATCAGTTGCCAGATTAAACACTACACGCGCTTCAGCCTGCGACGAGTCTAATTGAACGAATATTTCACCCTTATCAGGTTCATACATTCCACGCACATCAGCCCCAATATCACCATGCTTAGTGAATACTTGGAATGCCGTGCCCATAACTTTCATGTCTTTCTTATTACCTTTACCCACAATATCAATCGTGGGACGTATAGGTGGATCTTGTTGACCTGTGCTAGTTCTACCAGTTTCCAGACACATAAAACACGTAGTCCGCATTTTTCCATCAAAGTCTGGAATCGCCATGAGATATGTCGATAATGTCTTTTTGACACGTCTACGCTCCAGACATTTTTCAATCCATATTCTCATACCCGGATCTTTTACACCTGCCTTAAGATTGAGTAGGGCTGTTAATTCTTCCTCTCCTACTCCCTTTCTTCTAGGCAGTTTCCAATGATCGAATAACAGTCCATGAACTTGTAATGGTGAGCTAACATTAATATCAATGGCCGCGAGTTGGAACATCTCATAACCTAGACGTTCATCCCACTCGACGTATTTCTTAACAAGTTCTTCACGCTTCCCCGGATTGATGTTCAGCCCGTTGTTTTCAATCTCGGCATAGAAGTCGGGCAGGGTCATCAGGAAATTGTAGTAGAAATTTCGTATACCTAACTCGTCCAAATCCGCTTCCATCGCCTCATCTATTTCAAGTGTGACACAAGCGTCACGTCCACACCCGAGTAATAAATCTCTAATGTCCCCTTCATACATACCCTCATCTTTATAGAAGGGTTCTCTGGTGTAGATACTTGTATTAAATGCAAGCCCTTTTGGGAGTTCAGGGTTAATCGCAAATGCCTTGAGCATTGTATCGCTGAAGATACGTCTGATGATAAAGCCAAGTCGTTTAATCTTGTCACGGTCATAGTTGAAGTTTTGTCCAACAATGTCCTTCTCCCATAGTAACTTAGCTAACATAATCCATATGGTAGCCAAGTCAGAATCAGGTATAGTAGATATACCATCTTTGTTCCAGAGTGGAACAGTCATTCCATGTGACTTAGTAAATGCAAGTCCTATACAGATAGGCTGACAGTTTCCGCCTGCCTCAATATCAACTGAAAGTTTTGAGTAGTCTTTATACCTCTGTAAGAACTCATACAACTGACCGGAGTTCTGACATATCTGTAATACACGTTGAGGTAGTTCGCGTAGAGGAGATGCAGACTCCTCATACGCACGTTTGAAATCGAAGATCATTACTTGTCTGTTCCAGTATCCCTTGATTTCTCCACTGCTACCAGCATGTAAAAGATGCGCGGGATGATAGGTAGGCACAAATTTATGACCCATGCCCTGCAAGATACTTCCTCTGTATTTACTAATTTTGGATTTCCCAGAGAGCGCCCAAAGAGCAGTCCCACCGAGAGCAAGTATAGAGTTGGGCTTGATGTCATTTATCTCTGTCCTCAGTTCTTCTAATTGTTGATCCATGTCAATTCCATGATTACGTGCGCGCACATGGAACGGTAGTTTCTTCTTTCCCACATTAGGTGGAACTTCGTATTTACATACGTTCGTAATCCATGCCTGATGCCTAGGAACGCCAGCATCTTTTAGTATACGATCTAATTCTCTACCACTAGCTCCGACGAAAGGTTTACCCGCGGCTGTTTCCTCGTAGGATGGAGCTTCTCCTAAGATAATAAACTTGGCTCCTATTGGTCCCATGCCTGGGACATACTTCTTTTCACTCATGCTATCCTTAAATAAGTTTCTTTTTTATAGTCATTGTTAATGGTTCTAATCTCTGCTTCTGTCGCGCACTCGTCTCCCCACTCAGAGTCAGCTATTACAACTTCTGTATCGTCAGGTAAATCTTTGATGATTTCCTTTAACTGTCCAACTGTTAATCTATTTAATGTCATTTAACGATGAACTCCTTCGCACAGACGAAACATAGATACCTGTAAATGTCGATGCGTTCTATCATTCGTTGGTCATCATTCTTGCAGTGTGGACACTTCAGTATTTGGAGGTTCATTTACTACCTGCTTTTCAACTACGCGCACATGAACGGCTCTATATCCTTTACCCTCTATTTTGAGAGGGGTGAATTCAACCATCATTCCAGTCTTTAATTCCAAGAATGGAATTGTATCCTGACGAAGTGCAGTCCAGTGAAAGAAGATACGGGTAAATTCTATTTCTTTAGAAGAAATGAATCCCCATCCCTGTTTACTGACTTTGATTACACGTCCCACGACTTTGGTATCAGTCATCTTCATTCACTCATTTGAAAGACGGGTACGCGCCCGTAATCTACCGGAGTGGTAGTATTGAGCGCGTACCCTATCACTGAATGAACTACATTAGGTCAACTTTACACTACCATCCGGGTAGTGAATTCATCACTAATGTTCCATTCAATGAATATTAATCTGAATCTTCTTCTTCAGACGGTTCAGCATCATCTGTTACTTCTTCCTCGTCCTCGTCCTCATCTACATCATCTTCCCAATCTTCATCTTCATCTTCGTCTTCATCTTCGTCTACGTCGTCGTCTACTACATCTTCTTCTTCCACATCCTCATCTTCCTCTTTAGGTGGAAAGAGTGGAGGCTCGAATGGAAGTGGAATTTGAACAGGTTCTTTTGACATGATGCTGATCTCCTGAATTGAATGGACCTAGTTTGTTGTAGTATAGGTCGTGACTATTTTACAGACTAGAAAAAGGCTCGATGGAGTCTAAGCACCACAGCTTAGTCTTGATGTTGATAGTGGGCGCATATTCCGAGCGTATTGACGCCCATCCATTTAGTTACTAGCCGCGCAACGGACGATACTTGTGGTTGACGCGATTCACCATGCGTCCCTGCCATGTATCGTTTTCAACGAATACCTCGATCTGTTTTCCCACCGCGTTGGCGAGATCAAAACGAGCACCCGCTTTTACATCTACTCCGAATGCCGCGAGAAATCCTACAGCGAAGCCAATAGCCTTGCTGTTGAAATTCCAATCCAGCGGAACCTTTGCGAACTCGTCTGAACCATTGTCAGCGTTCTTGACAATAGAACCTTCGACGGGGTAATTGGTAGAGCCACCATCCTTAGATGGAGCTTCACCGATTGCGTCGATGTTGACAACATACCACGCGGGTTCAACAATCTTTCCGCGCAGCAGATCACGATCCGAGAACTGTACGATAGGCATACTGTCTCCTAGAACTTCGTTGTTGGTGTTGTGGTTTCGTTGAGTTTGGTGATGGCTGGTTTAATGTACGTATCGTAGAGAGGTTTATCTCCGAATACAATCTCCCTACTTAAATCTAACGCAGTTCGAGCAAAGTCATCACCTGTGTGTTCTGTCAATAGACTATAGTCACCTCCTTGTCCCTCTACAAATCCCTTCTTAATGTTGAAATGATATACTTCACCACAATAAGCAGGAATCTTAGCGGCGACCTTCTTTCCGGCAGTTACGAGTTGCCGAGAAATATGGGTAGTATTATTCGTGGTGCTTCTGTATTCAGCTTGCACCACATGAGCAATTAGTATTACGTTGACCTTATGGAAAGAGTGAATGTCCTTAGTCAGTGCGATTAATTCGTTTATTGCAGCAGACTCAGCATTGTAGTCCTCTATTTCATTCACGGCTATACCAGCAATCAACTTCCCCGCATCAGCTCCCGATTGACGCTTCATTCCATACTTCATCTTAGTAGTCTGACGAAGTGTCATATCAGCCATACTTGTGATGGAGTCACAGATGATAGTCTTATATGGACATTCCAACTGTAATGCTTCCAACTTCTTTTTTGGCTTAGTCCAATCATCATAATCGTCGTATGTGATTAGTTTGGGATCAATACCCCACTTCTTCATGGGGAGTAGCAAGCTACTCATCTTTCTATCCCAACTGAACCAGTATTGGGGTGTAGGATATGATAGGGCTTGGGTTGACTTACGTAAGCCCGGCTCACCTTTCATCAGTGTGTAGAGCGCGTCTATTTGCGCGCCGCCCATTGTTGGCATTATTCATCACCTACTAATGGCTTGATGGTTCCTGTTTGTACTAATCTATCAATTAATTCGGCTGGACTTTTGAATATCATTCGTTGCCCACCATCATATGCATTCAAAAGTTCTGCATAATGAGCTTGTAACTTCACTGATTCGGCTAATGCGATGATAGTTTGCCTATAATTATGTTTCATTCTTTGTTCTTCATCCATTACTGTTTCCTCTTATCTCTGTATTCAATCCAACCTTTAATTGCGTCAATCATTCCCTGACGCTCACTATTAGAAATCCAGAAGACTGCACCTTTACCTTTTGGTTCTGCATCATTCTCACCGAAAGGTACAAGGAATAATCCCCATCCCCATCCTTCAGGTACTTCTCCGTCAATGAGTGTACCTATAGTCCTGAGTGCGCGTTCAATATCAGGATTATGGACTTCATATCTTTCATCTGATGTAGGCATTTAGTGAACCTCAGTAGACATATCAGTCACCATGTAACCGATCACAGTATCGTCCGCGCATGATTCAG